TCTGTTGAAGTGTTTCAGACCATTAGGCACATCAGTTTTAATGAAGAACTTCTTCGCAGCAGTTAAGTAGTTATTAACTACATATCCACCAGATATCATTCCCATGTTTCTGATTGCGTTAATGTCGTTATCAGCTGTGCCAGTTCTGCCTGCAGAATTCATAAGTCTGTCAGCAGTAAATTGAAGAGCTGAAGGAATTATCATTTTAACTCCTGTAGCCGCAATTTTTAGGCCTCTTTCATCAGTGTACGCATTAATATCAATTAACGATTGTTCTAATGAAGTTTCGTTAAGTTCAGCCGCTGTTGCTAACTCATTTGAAAACGTACCTGCTAATGTAGGGTGGTCAGTAGCACAAAGCTCCTTACCATCTCCACCAGCAAAAGTAGAATCAAATGCGTTATTCAATACTGCTGCACCTTTGATATTTTTAGTACTCGCCATAGATCTTGCTAAAGCTTTTGTATATCTAGACGCAAGTCTGTCATACAAGTTATCTTCAATCGCTTCTTCAGTGATTGCGAACGCTAGCGCGATCGTTTCGTTTGTGTAACGAGCTGTGAAAGTTTCTTGCGCATCGTCGTATGATACACCTTGACCTTCAGGTTTAACCGATGCATTTCCGAAACCACTTAACATTACTTCTTCTTCAAAAGCTCTGTCAGATGATTCTGTATCGAAAATTTCAGCTGCTTCGTTAGCATATTGTTTGTACTCTAGTCCGAATAAAGCATTCAAACCAGGTTCTAGTTCTTTAACTAGTTGTGCTCGTGATATAGCCATAGTTTATTTCTCCTTATTCGCTATTAGTTATATAAATTACTAGCTGCAGCTTGTACAACAATTACATTGCCGTTAAGTACAGATAGATCATTATTTTTAGGTTCGTCAGCACTTCTAACTAATTTAAACATTTTAGTTCCTGCTGCACCGCCTGCTATGTTAAGTTTAACAGTAGACTGTCCACTAATTGGATCGACTGCACCACCAGAGGTAGTACTAGTACAGTTGTACCCTGCGTCTCCAAACATAGATTGAGTTACTGCTGCGTCAGCTTTGATTGCATACTCTTGAAACGGATTGTCGTTTACATAAGCACAGCCATCATTGCTGCCTGTATTGTAGTCAGTACCAAATGTTGTTCCAGACGCTACAGAGTTAGCCCATGTAGGCTTACTTGTAGAGTTGTCAACATAAAAGGCACCGTTGAATACGCCGATAATTGGTGAATGTCCACTGTTTGAGTAAGTAGCTCCGCCGTTACCGCCGTCGTCAGTAGTAGCGAAAGATGCATCTTGTAAATAACCTTCATCTCCACCCGAATCTTGGATAGAAGTTATGTTATTTTTAAAAATACCAACGCCAAGTCCTGACTTAAGCTTGTATTCAGATTGTCCTGAAGTCGCCGGAGTATTTCCGAGATTCATTACCATTCTTAGTCCAAACCCTGTTACTTGATTTGCTGCCATAATATATTCTCCTTATTATATAGCTTGTTAGTTAATTTATTCGTTGGACTTAGAAATTACTAAAGAATTAGTCTTTCTTTGTACCACCGAAGGTTACACGAGTTTGTCTATCTTGATTGATAGGCATACTTGGGTGCTGATCCTTCATCAAATCGTTATTAACTGCGTCGTCTCTATCTTGTGTCTGCTTTTTATAATAAGCTTCACGCGACTTAGCGATTTCTTCTGGTATCCTAGCCAGCAATAGGCCGCCAACTCCGATGACTCCTGCATACTTCCCGTCTTTTTGTGTTGGATATTCAGTTTCTGGATATTCGTCAGCTCTAACTAACTCCCATCCGGATCTGATTTTACCAGTCATGTTTTTTGTATCATCAAAACCCATTGACTCGGCTCTTATCCATCTGTGACGATAACCGTCGGGTGCAGGTGGTGCATCTAAAGATGATGGTGGAGCCCAAACTTTTGGTTGTTCGTTTTTAACCCTAGTTTGACTCGCACGTGAGGTATTTGTTTTATTGTTTTCCATATGCTTAAGCCTCCTTCGTGATGTTTAATTGTTTCGCATATTCTTCTAGTGGCACACCTAATTTTTTAGCAATTGCTACCTGTGATGGCGTGAGTCTCACAGTTTTGCGACCAGTCTTTGTACTACGCGTTGCCGAAGCAACGGTTTGTGTAGGTTTACTAGTCTGTGGTTCCTCTATCTTATCAAACTTATGGGGAAATTCAAGTCTTATTCTCTTGTTTATTTCCGAATAATATTCGTCAGTTTGAGGATCATAAC